AGCTTAGTATCACCACCAAGAGTCAGTGATTTAATAATCGTATTCAGTTCGTCGTCATTAATAGGCAAGTCCATACATTCTAATCCTTTACTTGATGTAATCTTATGTTTAAACTAATAGTAATCCTCGAATCATTATTTTTTTGGACAAATACTCCATGTGGAAGATATGATGGAAAAATTATTAAATCACCCTCCTTAACATCCAAATTGTAATGCATACCTACAATTGAATGATTGATGGTATCACTACGATAAATTTTTTTTATTTGAGGATTAGAAGTATAAAATGTGTGATAATTTGTATAATTATAAAATGTTATTTTTGGATGTTCATCATTTAGTTTTAAGAAATAAACTATGCTGTATAGATCTAAATTTTCTCCTGAAATATGATCATGATACTCTTGATTATATCCAGATAAATAATAATTATACCACGTTTCATCTATAAAATATTTGTGGGGGAGTAAATTTATTTGTTCGGAAAATTTTTCATATTCATTTTTAAAATAAGGAATTAATTCGGAATAATTAATATTATTTTTTTCAAATAAAGATGTATGAATTTTGCAGTTCCAATTTGGATGAAGATAAGATTTATTTTTTTCAAAATTTTCTTCAATATCATGTAAGATTTTTTCTTTAATATAATTTTCTAGATTTAAAGAAGACTTCCATATTTGTGATGGGAATAAATTTTGAATCATAAGAAGAAAGAATCTAAATTTACAGTTTTTTCTACTTTCCATCCTATTGCATCGAGAATAACTCTAAGAGGTTCTAGGAAGGCTTTCTCAAATTGTAGTTCATAGTCTATGTATTTGTCAAGATTCAATTCCTTAGGAAAATCTTGAATAAAAGAAATTACATTCTCATGTATAATGTTTGGTTTTTTGAGATAAATGAACTTGATTTTCTCTCCATTTTGTATGAGAGAATATTTGTTCGCTAACTTGTTCTTCTTAATGTAGTAATTAAAAAGAAGTGCGCCACGAACATGGATTGGAGTTCCTTTAATGTAAATATCGGATGATGATTGATATTTAACAACATCAGAAACTGACCTTGGGAAAGAGATAGATTCTGGAGGAAGTGTCCTGAATTCAAGGCGACATTTATCAATAAATTGAATTACATCATCTTCGGTCCCATTCATCACAATCTTAAATCCTTCTTTAAACATCTTACGGCAAGGTGCTGGAGTAGAAGATTTAATTGCTTCAATACCTTTGATCTTAAGTTTGGGTTCTTCATAACGAACACCCTCACTATCCCAGACATTTAGGATATAACGCTTCTTTGCCATCCAGATTCCACGTTCAGCAATACACTCGCGCTTCATCTGCATCTTTTGCTCATAAGCATTCACATAGTCAGCCAATTCTTGGTAAGAACTTTCAATATATTTTTCAAGTTCCACTTGACAGACCTTATCAAGGAACAAAACAATGCCTTGAGTAGTTTTCTCTCTTCCCTTGAATACAGTTTCAACCAAAGGACCCATATTAACGTAAAGGGAATCAGTATCTGAAGCAATAACATAATCAACATTTTCAGTCTTGAGTACTTTATTTAAGTAAGAATTAACCCGATTCATGATCCACTGAATAGAAACTTGCCCAGACAGAGTAATTGCCTCCGCATTAGCAAGTTTGTAATAACGAAAATATTGATTTCCAATGGCACCGTAAGCGGAGTTAAGTTGAATCTTACGTGCCATCTGAATGTTATTACAGCGGGCGATCTCTTTTACAAGTTCTTTATTCTTGGTTTTCTCATATTCTTGCTCGGCAGCAAGCATCTTCTTCTTATAGATGGTACGATCTTTATAGATCTTTTCCATAAGTTCAGGTAGAAAACCACGAACATCTTTACGATACATAGCACCGTTTGCACATACCGCATAGTCCTTATACATTTCAAAACTTAAGGACTGGTTAAGAATCTTATCAACAGAAACATTAGGATGTTTTTCTTCCAAGAGAGTTTCTGGACTGATGTTATACATCATAATTAAGTGAGGGTATAGTGAGTTCAAGTCAAAACTCACCACCCAATCATACATTCCAGGAATAGGTTCCTTTACATAAGCACCAGCATACTTCTCATCTTTCTGCGATTTATTTTTTGGCGGAATAACAATATCACGCTTTTTCAAGTAAGTGTAGATAATGTTATCCCACATGCGAACTTGATAAAATACATCAGCATAATTTACTTTTGCGTCATACGCCATCGTTAAAGCAAGTTCAATCAGTTTCATCTTGTCCTCTAAACGATCAACAAGTTCCACGTCAATGATGTTGTATTCAATAAACTTTTGCCAACCCTGAGTATAGAAGTCTTTGAATGTATCAAACTCAGAGTGATCAAGTTTTTTCTGACCCAGTTCTACTTCTGCAATATAATCAAGACGATATGATTCTTGTGCTTTATAAGTAAATTTTTTATAAAGATCAAGATAGTCGAGTTGAGTCAATCCACCAATATCAAAAGTTGTATGCTTACGTCCATTAATGAACACATCCCCTTGAGTAACGAGTCCCCAGTTAGAGAATCGCTTCATTAGTTTTTCACCAAGAACACGATTGAGTCTCTTGCAAATATAAGGAATATCATACAACTGAATATTCCACCCAGTCACAACATCAGGAACATCAATCATCCAATAACCAATAAAGTTATTCAGAAGTTCATATTCCGATGGGCAGTGATGGTAAGTCAAGTCTTTACGATTATGCTTGAAAGGTTTAACTCCCCAAGTAATAATCTTTTTAGTCGTATAATCTTGAATAGTAATTGAAAGAATTTCTTCCGTACAAGACTCAACATCGGGGAACCCCTCTTCAGAAGCAACCTCAATATCCAGAGTTACAAGTTTGATTTTGCTAATGTCAAACTTGATTTCATCCTCTGGATATTTCTCTGAGATATATTGATAGATATACCTATCGTTGCCGTAGATTTCAAATCCATCTACGCCTTCATACTTACTGTAGAATTCACGACAATCACGAACTGTTCCAGGTTTTACTGGTTCAACCTTTTCACCACCTAATGTTCTGTACTTAGAATCTTTTTTAGTCTTTACAAAAAGGGTTGGAAAGAACTCATCCCTTGTCTCAAATCTTTTACCATTCTCTACGCCACGAACCAAAAATTGATTTCCAATCAACTGAACATTAGTGTAAAATCTCATTCTTTAATCAAGTCCTCATATTTTTCAAGTAGAGTTGGAGTTGGATCTACAAGTGTCAGAATCTTGTCCGAACTCATCATAAATGAATCTTGCTTCGTTACCCCAAGCAAGAATGGTTCTAAAGTTTTTTGTTGTCCGTTAATAGGATTATCCTTCAGAACAAAGGGTTTAATAAGTTTGCAGTCTGGTTCTCCAACATCTGCACCTATTTCTTCAATCTCACTGATTAAAAGTTGGTTGCTCGTGAGCACTATCACTTTGATTATTTTTTCCGCCATTTACAACATCCCGTACATACATGTCTTTTAGTTTATCTAACGGTTCTACCATGGTTATAACCCATTCAACCGTCATTGGAATAGTTTCATCTTTGGTTAGAGGCATCCAAGGATAAAGAGAAACTTCAAAAGATGCTCCTTTCTTAGTTTCACTAACACTATTTTCAGGTTCCCCAATGATGGGGTTCCTCATCTTAACAACACATGGTTTATTAAGAAAATATCCGATAGTTCTTTGTTTGCCTTCTTCTTCAGAATTGACAACCATTTCACTAACGTCTGCTATTACGTCCTCTCCAGACTTTAAAATCAAAAGTTTAATCGTCATTTTGTCCCTATACCTCCTATTATATTAGCAATAAAAATGAGGGGCGTCAAGTGGATTTTGCCACTTGCCCCTCTTGCGCCGACGATATTCAGTTCTATTTATTCGCCACCGCCGCCGTTTCCACCACCACCATTACCGCCGTTACCATCAGCACTGCCACCAGCACTTGAGTAACTTCCCATAGCGATTGCGTATCCTCTAGGAATTCTTTTGGATTTTCCTTTACGAAAAATGGTATGAGGGATTGCGTTTTTGTATGCGATTTTTTGGAACTCGTCGAAAGATTTCATTTTTTATTTTTATTTAGAACCAAACTTTCTTCTGTTGATGCTCTGGAATAATTCTCTTGAGTTCGATAGAAAGTAGTCCATCTTCAAAGATTACATTACGAACTTCAACATCAT